AGATTATCAGATGCAGTATCAAGTGTAATTGTTGAAGAAACAGTATTTTCTAATAATCCATTTACTTATAGTTTAATATTTGAACCATCAGCCGTTCCTGTTAAATGATACCAAGTGTTTGCTACTACTGTTGTACTGCTATCTACATATTTTTCAGAACTTGAATTACTTGCTTGAAATCTAAATTTATTAGTTGAATCACCACTTGTTCCGATAGCGATCCCTCTATTGCTTCCCCATTTTCTTATAGCCTGTTCAGCACCAGCACCATCAGCAAAATTAACCCAAAGAGATATAGTAAAAACTGATAAATTTAATGATGAATCTGCACCAGCATTAATATAATCATCACTTCCATCAAAAGAGGTAGCACCAGATAGTAGTAGTTCTGGATCGTTGTCTCTAAATGGATAATATAGTTTTAAACCATCACGAACAAACGATGCGATTGCCTTGCCTAATCGGACAAGACCTAACCCAAGACCTAATCTCATGGGTTAATATAAGAAAATTATTGCTGTAGTTCCAGTAGCAGCATCACCCGTAGTGGTTGCTCCTGTCGCCCTAATAGGAAGGATCGAGCCTGCTAATGTACCTGCAAATGTTATCCAACTTCCATTGACATAAAATTTATAGTCTCCATCAACACCGATATATACCGCGCGTGATTCCTCATTTGTAGTATTGGTATTGTTGATTAAGACAGCGGATGCTGCAGGGGTAATTGCTTTCTGTACTGAAAAATCCCTAAAAGTTCCCATATTTTCCTCGCTTATTTGTTATTGCAACGCTCTAAGCCTATGGTTAGGCATGAATGAGCTTTGTGTTCATTATATTAACTATCTATTTTTTTGTTTGTTCCATGTATCGTTTCGATAAAACATTAAATCTTTGTATAAAAGGCTTTGATGAAAACCCACGCACACGCTTCGCTTCATCTAAAAGTATTTTTCTTTCTTCTTTATCTGCTTCAACATACTTTTGGAAAAAATAATCTGCTCTCTGCACCGCATTTAATTCTAAACCATCATAGTAAAACCCTGGATTTCTAACATTTTTCATACGATAAGAGCGATCTATTTTTTTTAATATTTTTGCTTTATCTCTAGGTTCATATGATGATTCTCTAATACTTTGCAATAGTTCTTTTCTATTCATTTCTTTATTAGAAAACTGAAGAAGTAATTGATTACTAAAATCTCTTATTTGTTTATCTTTTGTATTTTTTTCAATGATAGTTCTTTCTAATTCTTTATCTACTTGATATGGATTAGTAAACGAAACAAACCTTCTTGTTCCAGGAATACTATTTAACATTTCTAATGTAAAATCTTCTGTTGCTTTTTTATCTTGCCCACCAACTAAAGTCTTATACCCTCCACCCACTAAATCTGTCCAAATATTTCTGTGAGTAGTAAATTGTTCAACCATATATTCAAGTCTCTCTGGACTTCTGACAAAATCAGGAGCTTTCTCTGGTAAAGCCTGAGCAGCATCAATAAATGCTTGACCTGTTTTTCCAGGAATAAATTCTTGCGTAGGGTCTATCGGTTTACCGCGATCATCATAAATCGGCTCACCTTTAAAAAAATCATAATTAATACTTGCACCAATCAAGGCATCAAATAAAGGTGGAAGAGAAGAGGTAGTTGGTACAAAACCACCTAAATCTTTTAATCCTTCAATAACCTGATCGGAAGCATCTTTATTTTTATATGTTTTTTCTAAAAGTGCGTCTGTAGCAGAAGCAACGATTCGTTGCCCTTGATCTTTTGGAAACTTATAATACATATAACGCTTATTACCACGCTCATCTGTATAAGAAAATGGAGTAGTAACAATCCAATTATCATTTCTAATCCTTTCATTTATTTGATCGTACGCTTCACCATTCACTACATTATTAGCAAACCATAGACTAGATGCTGTTCCTGAAATCCATGCAGACTTTGTTGCAAAATCTTTTGGGTTGTTTTTTGCTGCGCGAACTAATCCTCTTGTAGCTTGAACTGTAGCATTTAAGTAAGGCATCATCACATCTGCAGCTTTAATAAAACTTCCTCCTTGAGCAAAATCTAAATAATTTCTTGCTTCATATGTTGCATTTAAGGGAGATTTTCCATTTCTTAATGCACGTTCTCTTAAAGCTAACCTAACCCATATTTCGCTAGTCTCTCCTGCATAAGATGCCATACTTTTAAAAGCTTCAAATGCATTTGTTATTTTACCGTATGGTTTATAAGATTTACCAAGTCCACCTTGATGCGTTAAATATTCCATACCACCACCTTCCATTACATAATCTCTATATCTACCTTTTTTAGTAAATGCATCTTTTGCAACCGATGCTAAATCTCTTGACATTTGAGCTGCAAACTTTGGAAGATGAGGGGAATATTCACTTGTAGTCAAATAAACATATCCTATATCTCTAGGGAAGTTAACTAAAGCAAATTCTGGGTTATATCCTGTAGCCATAGATTTTAAGATTTTGCTACCTGAAACCCAACTTGCTGTATTTGCAAAACTACTAGTAATTGCGGGATCAGCAACAACCCATTCATTTGCAAACTCTCTTGGCATATAAAATTCTTTTTTCTTACCTTTTTCAAAATAAGAAACTGCTTCATATCCAGCAGGGGGTTTTTGACCTTTTTTAACCTCAATAGCTATTGTATTTTTTGGATTTTCTTTAATCATGTCACGCATAATTAAATTCGATTTGTTTTTTGCAATACGAGATTGAACTAAACTAATATTCCTAAATAGTTTACTTGATTGATCCAAATTGACTTCTGCTTTTGAACCTTCTTCTAATGATTTTAAACCACTACTATTAACAGTAATTTTTCTACCACCAGATGTATAATTAATTTCTGGATCATAATCTTTAACAAATTCTTTAATAGTATAATCTTTATCTTTTAATAAGTCATACGCTTTATCATTAATTAATCCATTATCATATAATTCTTTTAAATTCATATTCATTTCACTAAAAAATTCATCCGCCCTAGAATTTAATTTTTTATATAATCTAGGGTCTGTTTTTTTAATTTCATTTAAATACGCGATAGTACCTTGATAACCACCAGGGACTTTATAATCTTTTTTATATTCCTGAATAGTAATATTCCTACGACTCTCAATTATAGTATCAAGAAGTTTTCTTTCATTTTTAGGTAAGTCATTAAATATTTTTTTAGCGGCATCTTCAAAAATCATTACAGATTTTGCGCTTGAACCTAAAGCAAGGTCATGCATCATAGCTGCTTGTTGACCTAAAACTCCTTCTTCTCGCAATGCTTTTTTGACATTACCTGAAATATCTACTGTTCTAGTAACTAATTTATTTTTTACATCTTGCCAGTTTTGTTTACCTCGCCCTTCCATAGCCTTAAATGATTTTTCATAAAAATCTTTAACAGGCTCATGTAGCCCTTTTGATTCTGGCAATAAAATGATTTCATTACTAGCATCAAGATATAGTTTATCAAGTTCCTGTTTTTTTAATACTTTGCCTTGCTCTCTAGTATTAAAATACTCAATGTTTTCTCCTGGCTTCACATCCATTTCTGCTTTATATCCTAATTGTTGTCCTTGCGATCTTGTTTCTTCTATTAACTCTTCTACACGACTCATTGATTTATTAATCTGTTGCCTTTGTGTTTGTGTTAAATTAGGATTTTCTAATTGAAATTTTTGACTTTTTAATGTTTCTTGTAAATTTGCTAATTCACGATTTAATTTAAGAATTTTTGGAGAGGTCGTAGCTGGTAAAAGTTTTATATCTTTAGTGGCTTGTTTTGAACGAAAATTATCCCTTGCTAATTGAGTAAACTCAAGATTTTTAACACGATCACGAGCAATAGATTGTAATGTCTCTGCTAATTCAGGCTTTTCTTTTAATACCTTTTCAGCAGCAACTTGAAACTCTTTAATGTCTTTTTCAATTCCTTTCATCACTTCGTCTTGAGAAATAACACCAAAAGGTCTATCATCATCAGTATCTATCTTCGCTTTCTTTTTTAATGCACGAACACTAGCTAAAAAAGAAACATGAGATAAAGGATATTTTTTAATTTCAGACCACCCTTCTGATCTTTTATCAGGGTCAACTAATTTTACCCAATCTGTTGCCATATCGCCTACTACTTGAGCCATTTGAGACACACTTCCAGTGGGGTTTTCTAAAATAGTCATTGCTCCTACTGGTGCTAAAGCTGACAACATTACTAGCTCTTTAGTTACGCGTCTTGTAATTGAATCTTCTTCTTTTGGCTCTAAATAGGATAGTAATGGCGCAAATTGATATGCAGTAGCTTGTCCTTTTATCTCTTTAGCTCTTTCTGGATTTTCTTTAAAAAATTGTACTCGACTTTGAGTCTGACTCCAAGCATTTCTTAATCCAGGAAGAAAATCATCTTCTTTCTTTTCAGGTTCATTTCCTGCAGCTGTAAAATAATATTGAGGTTGTTTTACTCCAGGCATTTTATTAGCAATACTTTTTCCAAGAGATTCCAATTGCTGTATCTCTGTTGATGAAGGGTTGCTTTTAAACGACTTAATTACTGCATCTTCTTGCTTTGGAAATAAATCAGGTCTTGATTTTTTTAATAAACCACCTAATTGCTCATCACTTAATTTTTCTAAATCAGGTCTTTTTGCTCTAAAAAACTTGATTATTGTTTGCGTATTATCATCCATTATTTTTTCTTAGGTACTTCATAGCTATCTGGGTTAGATTGATCTCCACCTATATACATTAGTTCACCTAACGATGGATCAACAATAGTATCTCCTATTGAAAGTTGAATTGCACCACTCAATGCATCAGAAAGCTTTCTTTCTCTAATTACTTGGTTAGTTGATAATGTAGTACCTTCTGGAATATCCTCAAGTAAGTTAATAAAAGCAGGTTGATTGATGTAGGGAACTAAATTCCCGCCTGATTTTTGTATTTCTTCTTCTGTTACAAATTGAGGTTTACCCGTTCTAAGATTTTTAGCTTTTTTTGTTTTTATTGACTTAGGTGTTCCAAAAGCTTTATTAGGATCACTTTCTACTTCTCTTTCAGTAGCCATAATAATTTCACCAGTATCACGTTTGAAAGCTTGATATTTTTTAAGAGGTGTTGGTTTATCTGGTGTACCAAACGCTAAATCAGGATTACTTTCAACTTCATCTTCAGTAGATTGTAAAACCTCATTTGTTTTTACATTATATGAAACATATTTTTTAGCTTCTTTTGCAGCTGGTGGAGTACCAAATTGTAAATTCTTATCTCCTTCTACTTCTCCTTCAGTTGCTTTTAATGTTTCTCCTGTTGCAATGTTATAGGCTGGATATTTTTGTTCTATTGTTGGCTCTGCTTCTTTAATACGTTGCTCTACTACTGACTCAGGTGGTTTAGGCGAGATCACTTCCCTTTCTCCTGTTGTTGGATCAACCCTAGATTGCATAGTTTTTATCTCTTCTGCTACTATTTCAGGGTCTTTTGATAGTGTTGCAAATGCAGTACGTTCTTTTGCTTTTACTTCTTCTGCTGACTCACCTAATGCAACTGCTTTTGCAATCGCAGCTTCTTTTTCTTTTTCAGTTTGATAGTCAAGATCACTTATATCTATTGCTTCAAATGTTTCTAAAGCGGGTGAACCTTTCATCACAGCAAGTCTTCCGTTAATTATTGCCTGTCTATTCTTTGGGGTTTGAACTAATCCAGCAGCTAAATTATTAAATATATTCAACTCTTTTGTAGATTGTTGTTTTAACTCCTCTCTATCTTTTATCATCTGCTGTAATGCATTTTGCTGTCCTCTAGTCGCACCTTGTACAAATGCACCTGCTACTGCTTGGGCTAGATTTGGTCTTTTCTTGACTTTAAACTTAAATGCCATTATTTCACCGCCTTTGTATAGTAAACGTGTTTTACACCATCTATTTCTGTTACCGCATCCTTATTCACCTTTTCCACATCTTGTGCCATTAAACCGATTTGAGGCGTGGTATCTCCTTTATAATTAAAGAGATATACAGGTAGTCCATTATCTAGCATACCTACTTGTGATATATTTTCTTTTACATTTATATCTGATGCAGATGATGCTAAGTAAGGTAAAAGAGCTGCTCCTGTTTCTGCTCCTCCACCTACATAATTCTGCACATAAGATTCCCACCACTCAGGGTCTTGATCGAATCCAGCCTGTATCTGCGCTCTCCTAGTTTCCTCACCCATTGTAAATCTTTTCATTGCATCTTCTAAATTAGCAAGATTATACTCTGCACTTATTTCTCTAGGTACAAACTCTGCTAATTGCTGTTGAGTTAAAGCTTGACTTTGAGCCAAGTAATCTTGTAGGCTTCTTTGCCCTGCTTCTTGGACTTGCGGAGTTAGTGCCGATACTTGAGAAATATCGCCACCAGTACCCAAAATAGAGCGTTGTAGTTGACTTAAGAGTTGTCCTTGTTGTCTTGCTTGAATGCTTTCTGCAAGGTCTTCACGAATCCTGCCTGCTTCTGTAATTCTTTCTTCAAACTTTTCAACATCTTCCTCTAAACCAGCTTGCCTCTCTTCTTCTTTTGTAACAACAGATTCATTTAATCTTGCTAGTTCAGCTTCCGCTGCGCTATTCATCTTTCCTACTTTTTCTTTTCTTGATCCACCGTAACTATCTACATTAAATGTAGAGACTGTCTGCCCTGTTTCGCTATCAATAATTCTAACTTTAACAGTATTGCCAAATGCATTTTTTTCTTTTCTAATTGAATATCTCATATGAGACCCCTATAAGTGTTGTGATTGTTTTAATTCTGAAAAATACCAATGGTCATTTAATTTTATAGATATATAGACTTTACCATTTTGTTGACATAAACCCATATCTCCTGGACTCCCTTCTGCATCTGTAAAAAAACCTTGCTTTGTATTTAACATAACATCTTGTTTTTTATCAAGTTCCGTAAATAATATATCTTCGTTGATTTCTTCTATCATGGATTACTCCCTAATAAGGAATAATCAATATCTATAGAGTCTATTTCTAGGTCACTTGCAGAACAAGTAAATTGTATTATCCCTGTTTTCCCTACTGCTGAAAATTTCTTTGATACTGCTCCAATATAACTTTGAGAAGGAAAGGTTAAGGTAGCATCCGCAGAACCACCTGAAATAAAATTAGTATCTAAATAAAATTTAAATGTCAAAGCTGATGAAGCTTTATATACAACAGTAATCTTTGTAAATCGTTTTTGTACATCAGGTGAGTTGAAGTCAAAACGCTTTGTTTGTACAGTAGCTGCACTAGAATCTGCCGATCCAGTATTAATTTCTTTTACCTTAATAACTAATATTGACATTACTCACCATGTGTGTATTGAGCGCGTAAATCGCTACTGATTACAAAATTACTTCTATTTGTAGAACTACTTATTGTCCTTAAAATCCAACTACCATTATCCATATTCATTACATACATTGCAGAACCATCATTATCAGGTAAAAAAATTAATTCATTATCAATTCCATCGTATCCTAATGCAGGTCTATCAAACGTTAATCCTTGATATGTATCTTTAATATTAAATGCTAACTCACGAACTGAAGTATTGTTCACCACATGAATGGATTGTTTATTAGCGCAAACTAATCCCATTGGAGTTTCACAAACTGCATTTTTATGTATTGCACCTACTCCAGTAAAAACTCTTTCTATTTGATGCTTTGCATTTAATACATAAGTATTTCTTGTTTTAAATACAAAAATCTTATTTCGATATGCAGTAATCTTTATAATCTCATCCCCATCATTTCTACCTACATCAAAATAATGAGTAGGCATAATTTCATCTAACTTATAAGGATCAGTATAATAAATTTGATTTCTTTCACGAGCGGTTTGCCCGTTTTCATCTGTAGTATCAATGTTTGCATAGTATGCTTTGTTATTTAAAATAGTTGCAGTATTCCATTTGATACCATTTAGTGTAGTGCTTGACGCTCTTCCTGTTAATGAATTATATGTTGCTAATTTTAATCCATCAAAAGGAATCCACCAAGTAGCTACTTTTGTAGTAGAGGTGCTTGCTACATATGCTCTTGAAGTACCAATATTAAATGCTCCTGATGCTTCATTTCTAGTGTTAACCATAGTGATTGCAGTAGTGTCTCCTGTAGTAATTGTAGTGCTAAGAATATTTTTAATATTACCAATTCTCAAACAAGTATCACTCATAATTGGATACACTTGACCTATAGTAGATAAACTATGAGTAGGATAAATAAACATCATTTTATCTACTGCAAAATTTGTAGGCATAGATGATAATACAATTTCAGATTCTGAAGTATCTTCAGAAGATACATTAGAAAAACTATTTTGAGCCACATAAGGTTCTGGACAAGGTATCCATCTACCATTATTTGGGTCTTCTGCTGTAGTATCCGCATTAGATAACTCTGATAAAGGACTATCTTTAAACCCATTATCTATGTCTACTGTATCTACAAGATACCAATCTACATCATCTTCAGGATTCCAGTAGATATTGATTCCAGTGATTCTTGGATTTAAATCTGCTAATGATGATCCTGTGTGTAATACTACTTGTATACCAGGACAAGTTTTACCTGAATTTTGTACTGCTTTTCTTGATTCAATTCCAATGTTTCCATTACTATCTCTTGCTAATGCAGATTCTTGCACATAATCATAAATAAAAGTAACAGTATATCTATCATGTGTTTTAAATGTAACATCTGCTAAATCAGGAATTAAAAGATCATCTTGATCACCTGTACCATCAGGGAACGTAATATATAAACCTACTTCATTTGCAGCGTTAATATCATCATTTTGATCCCAACTATATCCCATCCTAACAACAGTAGGAGGAGTTAATTTTGCATCTGTAATTTTCCAATCATTAATTACTGCTTGCATAGGCGGTTTTTTAAATGCATATCCAGTAGTATAAGAAGATTCATCGGTTTTTCCCAATACATTTCTTTTTATATGTCCATACCATTTTGTATTATTAGAAAAACTACCATCTGAAATTCTTAATACTTGATTATGCACTAAAAAATCATAAATAGGAGAAGAAGACCAGCCTGTAGTGATACTACTAAATGATCCACCTGTTCCTGTAGAAGTATCTTGTCTTTTTAAAATTGTACGATTACCATAGACCCACCATGTAGTAGAAACATCTGCGTTGCTACCATCTTTTTCAGTTCTATAAAGAATTAATTCTGTTTGAAAATCTGTTCCAGAGCCTGATGCACTTACAATTTGTTCGCCATTTGGTCTTTCTAGTCTTCCAGGCTTTTTATTAAGAACGTTTCTAAACTTTGTATATTGACTTTCTGATATATCAAAATCAGATTGATTCGTTACTAACCCACCTGAAAAATTTCTTATTTGCAAACGAGGCATTAAAAGTCCTTGTAATTAATATTAAACTTTGGTTCACCAGCTCTACGCTGACGATCTAACACTACTTTCTCCTTCCACTCTAGCCATTCATTTTTAAAATAAGAAATCATATTCATATCCCTTAATCTTTCTGCTACTTTCCACGATCCATAATAAATCAAACACTCGTGATAGCGAGTGTCAATCATAGGTACATCAGAATCCCCTGATAAAACAGTAGGCAAATGATAGTAATAAATCCTTATTTCTTTGACAATTTGAGGTGTAGGAAAAATACCTATATATATATCATCAATATAATATCCATATGCAGTAGGCATTGTTAAGGATGCATTATCGCTAGATAAATTGTATATTTGATCCATACCGATACGAGTTGTTTTTTCACCATCAAAGTCAACCCTATAAATACGAATCATATTTGCTAAACTTTGACTACTACTCCCTGCTGTATTTTCTACGATTGTCCATGCGGTTACAGATACACCATTTCCATTAAGAATTTGATATTGACTTGTACCCGCAACACTATTTCTTTTACCATAACCATAAAAAAGATTAGCTTCATCTGCCAATATATTCTGACCTTTATTAATCAAATCCGTTAATACGGAATCTGCAACAACAGAAGTGTCATCTACTCCTGTGATATTTCTAATTTCTGATCTTATTTCTGTTAAAGTCATAATGTCCTAAAGCGGGGCGAGCCGAAACCCGCCCCTTAGTTAGTTACTGATTAGAGGTCAGTCCTTGCTGTTAAATACTGCATAACTGCATAGTCTTTACTATCAAATGTGCTTCTAGCTACACCATAGATTTGACCAGCTGCAATACCTAGCTTGTTGCCATAGTCAAAGGTTTTTTCAACCCAGCTCATGTCATCCACTTTAGCGTGACAAGCAGCACCTGCACCTAAAAATAGGTTACGAGCATAAGCAACAGAAGCTCCACCGCCATCTGCAGCAGTAGTAATTCCTTCATGCTCATGAACAATAACTCCATCATACACACCTAATGCTCCAGAAAAGATTGGATTATCTTCACCGCGGATATTGGCATATTGCTGTGCATTTCTCCAAGTAGAATCTTGTGCAAGATCATAAGCAGCTTCAGGATGAAGAAGAAGTACATAGTAATCTTTTCCGTCTACCCTGATTGGCTTCATCTTGTAGCTTTTGGTAGTACCAAGCATAGCCATTTTCTTTAACTTAGATATATCACCTGGTGTTGCTAAATCAGTAGAAGCTAATGCAGCTTTTGGATCAGATGCAGCGTATACAGAAGCAGATGAATCTGCTCTTAAAAATGCACCTGCACCTGATGTGATAGTTAATTTATCAAAAATCTGTGCATCGTGATCTTCAGCATACTGTCTCTTTAACTGAGAAAGTGCTTCTGTACGAAAATCATACAACACTTTACTGTCGTCAAAGTTACCAGCATTAATCACACCAAATCTTCTTTGACTTGTTGTAACTACTACTTCATTAGAAGTAAGATTTTGCTCGTTACTTTCTAATGCACTATCACCAGTTACTGCTGTTCCTGTGTATCCAACTAATCCAAAAGTCATATCTTTACCTTTACCTTCAGGCATTGATTTTGATACGATCATGGATTCAAATGTGTCCCCAATGAACTTTGAGAAATAAATCTCTTTACCTACTTCATAAGCAAGTTGTTTCGCCCAACGGGAGACGTTTAAACCTGTATCCCAACTCATTTTACTACTCCTAGTTTATTATTGCGTTTCAAGCAAAGCTTGCATACGGACATCCGCAGGAAGTTTATTCCAATCTGCCTGCGAAATAGCATCAAAGTCAATAGCAGTTTTATTCCCACCAGTAGCATTTGATAGTGTTGTTGGCACTTCATCTGCTTTAGTAAGTTTTTCTGTTACTTCCTTAACGCCTTCCTTTTTCGCTTTACTTTTTTCTTGATTAATTGTCATTAGCGTGTACGCATCATCTATTAGTGCAATACCGCGCTCATCTCCGAACTTAGCAATAGCGGTTAGTTCTTCGTTATTGAGATTAGGATGTTTCTTAATAAAACTATCAATCATCTCCTGTTGAGCATTTTTCGTTTTTCTTGCAGCCATCTCCCTTTCTTGTACTTTTCGCTCTTCTGCGAATTTCTGTTCTATTTGTTTTGAGATATGTGGTAAGACCGAATTAATGTCATAGGGATCATACTCTGGTAGTTCTACTTCTGGCTCTTTTGGAGCTACGTTCACCTTAATTTCCTCAAGGGACTTTCTTAACTCACCAAGTTCATTGGTTTGTCTTCCATTGAGTTCACGAAGATTTCTATACGACTTGTCTGTTGTAGAAGCATACTCAACCAACTCATCCACCGAAGTAAATTCCTTATCTCCGACTTTGAATGATTGTGGCTCTACAGCAGGTGTCTCTGCTTTTTGCTCACTTACATTTGATTCAGGGGAAACTTCGTCACTTGCTGTGCCTGCAATTTCCTTTTCTGGGTCTATGTAGCTTGTCTGTTCTTCCATTTTACCTTATCCTTTATTTAGGGGGTTGTTATTATGAGTTACGATTTGCCCGCGTTAGTAGGCGTTTGCCTTTGCTGCGCTTGCATTCTTGCGGATCGCTCCTCTTCAAATTTTTCAAGTATTTCACTACTTGCTTCCATATCTGAAAGCTCAACATATAGTGGGAATAAACTTGCAAATCCATTTCGCACTAACTCTCCTACCTGCTGTGCTTTTGCTGCACGCATAGTAGATGAATTTTCACCTTTGTCTAATACGATGTCAAATTCAAACTTTTCAAAGTTAGTTAAAAAACGATTAATGGTTTGTTCTATTGCTTGTGCTTCTTCAGGGGACTCTGCCTTTTCTGTTTCTGCACCAATAATTCTTTTAATCTTATCTGCGGTATAAAACTGTTGCATATTTTTAATCGCCTGCATCAATACAGTTGACTTGGTAAAGTCCAAGTTCTCCATCTGTTCCTGCAATGTCATCATACCTTGTCTAATTCTTGTTTGCGCTGCAATACCACTTTCTTTTGTAGAAGTAGCAATACCCATCATCGGATCAGTAGCACCGCTAATCTCTTTCGCATCCATCTCTGCCTTCTGCTCCATAGCTGCAATGCTACTGACCAAAGATAAATGTGAGTTTGACCATTGTTGCATAAAGTCACTTACTCTACCCTTAAATCCTGGTATACCAATCCAACGCCCTGTAGTAGAAGCCTCATTCATTTCTTCTTGAGACACTTTATTCCCTGCAAAAATACCACCACCTCTAGGAGAACGATTAATAATATCTAACATCTGTGATCTTCTCTTATCTTTCTCTCTTTGTGGGTCTTTCATATTTTCCACTAAACCAAATGTCTCTACATAATCACCCATGTCTTCAAAATGATAAAAATAAGGTACGATTGGAAACTGATTATGCATATAAGGGTTTTCTTTCTTTTCTTGCAACGTATGCATCCCAGCAGTAATGGTTAAATATGTCTTTGGAACTACACGACTAATTACGCCAAATTCTGTTTTTATTTGAACTTGTGCTGCATCTTCCATAGCCTGTAATTCTCTAATTTGTTCTCCAGCAGAGTTTTTAGTTTTAAACCCATTCTGTGATATACGCCCAGTATTTTTATTAATAATGAAATGTTCACGTTCATACTCCCTATTCCACATTTCTACAACACGAATTTTTTGATGTAACTCATCTAAATGATGTGCGGGACTTATCTCTTCTGCGCTTCGATAATAAGACCCTACTTCCTGTGTAACACTTTGAGGCATACGCAAATAATCATCTACAGCGCGAATGTCTTTTGATGCATCAGGAAACATTTGCTTCATTTGATTAAACGTAAGATATTTACT